GTCAGAGACTTGCGATGCCATATTATGCTCCTATTGCTGTTGGCTTTTGAAAAGAAAGAAACTTGATTGTATGCGAGGATTGATTCAGTGTCAAATGTTTTTACACGATTTCCGCAAGAATTCGGTTATAAACATCTGCCTTGCTCATGTAATAGTCATAGTCACGCTCACCAGGACGAAAATTCTTCCACTGATTTTGACCAGCGAAGGAAACAATGTCATGCTTGAGGCTGTTGTCGCTGTAGAAGGATTGAAATCCATACAGGTCGTAGTGGGCAATGAAACCCGAACACAAGTTGATATACTTGTATCCCGTGTTATTCAGTGAATTAATGTTCTTACATGCCTTGACCACGTTAGCAACGATCAGGGCTTTTTGACGTTCAGTGAGGGGTGTAAGTGCCATTTGTTTTCTCCAGTGTGTCAGTGTCAATACATGTATTGTATCAGAATTTGGATTCAGTGTCAAAACATTTCGTCAATCGTGAAATAGTCAGCATCCATGACTTTTTGGAGTCGCTGGGCCAGTAGCATAGCATGACCATAACTATCCGATTGGATCTCCACAATCATAGCAGCCTGGTCATGTGTGCTCATGAAGTTGTCCAAATTTGTAAAGAAAAGTTCTACTTTGTAACTTTTCATTACATGCTCCAATAAGATTCGCTAGAGGGAGAGCAGAAATACGGGGTGTCGTAACGCTCCTCATACTCCTTGCCAGTCATCATGTTCTTGCGGGTCACGAAAGTCTCGTGGATCACGAAACTGTAACCGTCTTTGGCAAACCAAGAAGTCTGATACAGATGGGTCAGTTCTTCCTTCATACCCTTACGGTCAGCCTTATGCTCAAAAGTCTTAACCAGACGCTTACCTGCTTTGGTACGCTTGTCAGTTTTGAAAACTTCAACAGTGTAAGAAACATCAGACATTTCAAGCTCCTTTTATCGACTCAATAAAGATATTATACAACCAAACCGATTTGTTGTCAAACCATTTTATTCTTCGAAGGCTCGACGGAGAATCAGTTCCTGCTTACTAAATGCTTCAATTTCCCAAGGGCGACTCAGATATTCCGTTGTTTTTTTGTAACGTTTTCCTGACCAGATAAAAGACCCTGTTTTGCGATATTTCAACGTTCCTTTTGCCATTTGCTTGACATGGACCATTTCATGTGCTAGTGTCAGGCCGATATCTTTGAGTTTCTTAGTGGGCTTGATAACGACAATGTAACCAAAACTAATACCCAAGTCTACAGTTACACCTTGATTGTCGCCACACTCGTCAGCAACACGAATTACTACTACTTTCTTACTGTTCTCAAGTTTCAGTTGGCGTATCATTGAAGGCATCATTGCCTCGATAAACTTTTTGTTACGCCGACTAGCTTCGACTTTGAATTCCATATCCAACCCCAGTTATCTACTCAACCAATATTATACGACAAATTGGGTTCAGTGTCAACTAACTAGTTTGGCGATCAATAATAGCTTTTCTAAGTGGTCAATTGCTTTGTTTATTTCAGCGACTTTGGCTTCAACGTATGAATAATGATGTGTTCGCCTTGCTTCGACTTCACGTTTTGATAATTCATCAACCATGCCTTCGATGTTTTTATACATCTTTAGGAGATCACGATTGTAGGGTAGGGCATTTAGCGTTCCAACTAATGCCCTACTTACGTCATTCCAATCTAATGAAGTCTTAATTTCCATAGACTATATTGTATCACAAGTTAGGATCACCTGATACATGAAGGTCTCCGGCGTAGTAGCGTACTAATGACCGGTTAAGTTCAGTAAATTGTGTACGAAAAAATTCTTCTTTCTCAAAATAAGACAACTTATTTTTAAGGAAAACATTATTACCACCGCCCTGCCTCAATATATCTATCATGGACTTCAATATAGTTGGTGTCCAAGAAGCAACCACATCAGGTGAAGTTGGGAAATAGCTTCGTTTGTCCAAATGAAACATGTGAGCCGCATATTTTACACCTGGAATTTTTGGGTTTATGAAATAAGAAAAGTTATCATCAGGAGGATCACCATTTGACAGGTGATGCCATGGTAAGATAATTGTAGGTGTTTTTAATATGTGAGCCAGATGCATCATCCCACCTTCATAACCAATCACACAATCACATAATTGTGATATTTGGTACATTTTATCACGCATTTCCATCCAAGGTGAATCTAGTGTGATGATATCGTATCCTGCATCACTACATAATTGAATTATCTTTGAATAGACTTCTGGGCCGTAATATCTATTCCACGGATGTTCGTTCTTGGCCTTGGTTTCAGCAGTTCCTGGTGACCCATTAGACATAAGTATACCAATAGCCTTATGACCCTTATCAGGATAACCTAGTCGAAATGTTTCATTAAATAAATCTACTTCATCAATGTCAATGTATGGTGAGAAAAACTTTATACTATCAGACAATGTACCACTTTTAAATGGTACCATGAATTCAGTAAATTCTTCAGAAAATTTAATTGTGAACTTTGATTCCAACCTAGCGGCTTTTATAAAAGTAAACATCCAATGATTCTGTCTATTGACATGTAAAATCATTGGAGTTTTTCGTTTAGTTGTGTTATTAACTAATGATAGTAGCCCCAACCCTGTACCTAACCCAGTTTCAAACGAGTACTCCTGTTCATCAACAATAGGGGTATATAAGGGAAGCATTGTAAATATTATTCGTCATCCCGTGTTAAGCCATTACTGTGTTTATCAGTCTTGTGGTCTAAATCTTGGAACAAGCGTTTTTCTTGTGCTGTTAATTTGTCTTTATGCGTCTTGCGAGGATTGCCGCACAAAAAACATTTAGGATTGCCGCAATCCATAGTATGATGCTTTGCCAAACGATGTGGTTCTTTAATAGCTTTGTCGTGGAACCCTAGACCATGTTGTTTCGCAATACGTACTTGTCGTGCGATTGCCACATCGTTTTTATGGCGGCGGCGGCTATTAATAAATTTCGCCTGTTCATTTGCCATTCTGATCTCCTTCTTTTACAGATTTAGGTGAATGTAAGTTTTTACTCTTAGCATCATTTGGCTTAGATGATAAGTGAACTTTTAGATTGTTGTTCTTCAAGATTACATTTTTTACAAAGTCAATACCTGTATTCAGATGGTTAAAGTTAGCCATAGTTTTTATTCCTATCGATATGTATTTATATGCTTAATACCGTCGCTAGTTTTCATTCTCCACGCTAATAGGTTAGACTTGTTGAAATGTTCCGCTGGGATACTAGTGAATTCTGCTAGCTTGTTTACTAGTACGTCTGCTGAATTATACATCATATCCTTGAAGGGAACAAACAATACATTGTCAAATGGTTCAACCTGATACATTGGCAACCAATCCAATAATGTCTGTTTTCTATTGAAATGGTTCTTATCAATATCTTCTAGTTTCAGTATGTTTAAATCTAGTCTGACTTTACCTGTCATTATAGATATGAGGGTATCGCAGTCATCTTCGTCAAGTGTGATTCTAATAGCTCTCTCAAACTGATTGGCAGCCAATGACAGGTTTTTCAAATGAACATTTGGATACCAAACTGTGTTTGGAAATCTTCGAGGCCCTTGTTCAAGTAAATCATGTATTTTTATGTTGTCATCTACTGCTTGTCTATTGTTGTCACCGTGACATGCGTATGGACTTGCGTGAGCATTTCCATGTTCACTAAATTGCATTATTGTGTTATCGTTGCGCTGGGCAAGACTTATAAACCATGATAAGAAGTTGCCGCCCGTACCACCTAAATAAGTGACTGGCACGATCTCACTGTTCTTTTGGTTCATCAACTACTAACCAACCCAACTTCAATAAGTCTTCCCTAACCTCATCAGTCACTACGCTTTCACTAACAAAGTTATTTTTCGTGTAGAGGTAGTGTTCTCGTTGCTCTTTAGTAGCATTATTAAATTCTTCGTCTGACCAATCACTACGAATGCCACTACAATACCAATCAATGTAGTCGCCCTTCTCAACCATGTTAGCGACAATGCCACCGGCACTGCGCCAACTAGCACTCCAGCGGTTGTCAGTCAATATAGGCCATACATCGTTCTTTACAAATTCATTGTTACAGATAGCGGCATAGATGTTTTGAGCATAATGTTCGTGTGTTTTTGCTTTGTCACAGATCCACTTAGTGTTACGCAAGTCATATTCCATGTTATCTACTTTCCACTCGTCAGTGGCCTCATGTTCGCGGCGCCTTTCTTCCCATGATTTGTAGAAGTCAATCATATCTTCTGCTTGTTCTGCAGTTTTACGACCTTCTTCTACACTCTTGATTTCGCATTGAATGCGAAATGATCCGCGATCTGGACTTGAATTCATGTTAAAATAGATTTACTTCTTCCCAAGGAAGATATGATTTACCAAAGTGACCGTAATTTGTTGTTAAACTATAAATGGGTCTGAACAAGTTGAATTTATCAATAATGCCTTTTGGTGTCAAGTCTACGTTGTCCCTAACCCAAGTTGTCAGTGAGCGAGAAAGTTTACTATCCTCTGTTTCAATGTAGAAACTCATTGGGTCTTTCAACCCAATTGCGTAACTGACTTGACATGTTGCCCAATCAGCACGACCACTTGCCACGATGTTCTTAGCAATGTAACGCATCATATAGGCTGCTGATCTATCCACTTTCGTAGGATCTTTTCCGCTGAATGCGCCCCCGCCATGTGGGCTATAGCCGCCATAAGTATCAACGATGATTTTACGACCAGTAAGCCCAGTATCACCGTCAGGGCCGCCAATAACAAAACGTCCAGTTGGATTGATGTAAAACTCAGTATTTGCATCTACGTATTCTCCTGGCAAAATTCCACGAATAATTTCTTTCACTAACAAACGTAGTGAATTGATATCTGTATCTTCTGTATGCTGTGTTGAACAAACAACTTTAGCGATACGCTTTGGTGTACCGTCATCGTTGTACTCAAATGTTACTTGGCTTTTAGCATCTGGTCCTAAACAATTCATTGTGCCTGCTTTTCGTAGTGTTGCTAGTTCTTCAACTATACGATGACTCCAGTATATTGCGCTTGGCATGTAATTTTTAGTTTCCATACATGCGTATCCGAACATTAGACCTTGATCGCCTGCTCCAAAACTATCAGTGCCCAATGCGATATCTGCACTTTGTCCATGTAGTTCATTATAGATTTTAACTGTACGCCAATCAAATCCTGGTTGCTCATAACCAATATTTTTGATAGTCTTACGAATAGTAGACTCTACTTCTTCTTTATGTAGGATGCCTTTATACTCACCTGCAACAGTAACCATGTTAGTTGTTACTAGTGTTTCACATGCACATCGTAGTGAGTGGTCCTCTTTTGCCATTACCAAATCTAAGATAGCATCGCTGATGGCGTCAGCAACTTTGTCTGGGTGTCCTTCAGACACAGATTCACTTGTGAATAGATAACTCATTAAATTCCTTCATTGTTGCTAGTATTTACAGCATGTTTTGATGGGGGAATAGTTTTCTTTGGTTTTTTCTTGTGTTTAGAATAGAAGATGTGATTACCAATCTGTTTAGATTCTTGATATGGCCAGTTTGGTTTTACAGAAGTATTGTGGAAGAACAACGTTGACTTAGAGACAACATCATCATACGCATCAAACGCCAATACATCATACGCAACTTTCTTTGCTTGATTATATCTATGGTTGTTTGTAGGAACATCTTTGCCCTCACACACCCAACTAAACTGACATAGTTTTACTTTCTGAACTTCACCGTCATCATTTTCTTTTTGTACAACAGTAGTTTGATTCACTACGCTACATGGGTTAGAACCAAAGCCATGCTTGATTCTATTCATAACTACTCTGGCGACTGCGGCTTGTCCAAGTAATGGCTCACTACCTGCTTCAAAGTAAATATTCTTTGCGAGGCAGGCAAGCTGTCTTGGGTCTACTGCTTTTGCGACTTTCTTGATTTCCTCAACAACTGGTTGAGGCTTTACAAGAATATCATCTTTAGTGATTGTAAGCGCCATGAGTAATACCGATAAAAAGGCAAATACCCTCAGTGGGTTGAATTTGTCAATCATTGAATTTCCTTTCTTATGCGAGTTTCCAGCAGTCACAGTTACAGCGAACAACTTCATCAATTGCATCTGCTACTGTATACGTGCTTGGCAACAACGTATTTCCACTATACCATGTATTGAGGGGTGGTGGGACTATCTCACTATATGGTGAACCAGCGAATGATCCAGGTTCAGTTGAACCACCTGTATCTATTGGCTCTTGATCGACTATGTAATCATTTGTTATAGGGTCATATATTCCTATAGGTTCAGGTACAATAGTATAATCTCCATCTAATCCAGGAATTAAATCTGCTGGTATTCCTGGATTTGTTGGCACAATTTGTACTAACGACGGTGAACCAATTGGTTGTTGTGAAGTTCCTGGAATTATTCCATTACTAATCAATTCCTTTTGAACATCAATTGGTAACGTGTCTGGAATGTTATTATCTAACGGAATACCCGTGATTGTCAAGCGAGCCTGGTTACGTTCTTGTCGCATCATGGCGACCATACTCAGCCCACCTTGAGTACTCAAGTCTGTAATAGCCTCAAGAGTTTGGGCATACATGTGAGGTAATGTATTTAGGGCATATTGTGGGACTGAATCTACAAAAGCGTATTGTACAGTTGGGAACAATGACATGTAATTACTTCGCACATCATCTAGTGGTGGTTTTAATCCGGTCTGCCTAGCACGTTGTTCAATAGTCAGTTGATTTCCTGTTGCGTTCCAAGAATCATTAAGTTCACTACACTCTAGAGTACGATTAGCATAAATTGAACTAATTTCATCATTAGCTTGGTCTATATACGCCTGTATTGTCGAGTTCATTGTTAACCAACCATTAGTTCCAGCCGCAGTGTTAACACCTGATGTACTTCGACTGCCATCTGGTTGCACTGGTAAAGAAGCTGTGGGCGGACATTGAATAGTGATTGTAGGTGGTGAAGTAACGTCAGTGCCTGATGATGTTAATGTCGCTGTTAGCACTTTTCCAAAATTTGTAATATTTGAATCATCAGTACCAATAGTCGCAACTGCAGTAGCGCCACTACCGCCTCCAATTGATATCACAGGAGCAACTGCATTACCACGACTATATCCACCACCTGGATTAGTAATAGTCACTCCTGTTACATGATAGTATGTAGTGAATACAGTAGGCGGGGATTCAACTTGATATGTGGTATATTGAACTGTTACAGTGGAATGTTCCCATGTCACTGCCAAATACAATTCATGGTAAATATTTTCTAGTTTAGTAGTGGCTAGTTGCTGTAATCTTGTATAGATGTTATACAAACCATCAGGCTTTGGTTTGAAATGTCTGGGGGCGGCTGGGCCACCATTATAAGGCAATCCTGACATGCATCCAAAGAAATCACTCATTGTGTAGCTGTTTTGTAATCCACTTCCTAGAGCAATTAATGGACGACTTGCAGTACGCAATGTTAGGTTAGTAGGAACATTTGTACTTGTAACGTTTAGACCTGCCATAGTTTCTAAGTTACATACTATTTGTGCGAATCTTTCTATCGGTACTTCACTGATATTTCTAATCTGGCGCATGGCAACACTGAACGCACCTGCAGCAATCGCAAGGTCCGATGGTACAATTCCATACAAATAAGAATCAAACCCTACAGGTAATGGTTTAACTGTAGTATTTGCTATGTCTATATTAGGTATGATTGGCGGAGTACCTGCTGGAATCAATGACCCTAGTTGTGCAGCAATACTAGGATTTGACAAGTTTTGATTTACGCCGCCATCGACATAAATGGGATAAGCAGTTCTACTATTAGTAGGCTGTTGTGTTGTGTTATATATTGGAACAGTCAGTGACGCATAACTGTTAGGAAATATCTTTTGTGGATCTAGTAGATCAGCAACTGATGTTATTCCTACAGTCTTACAATTCAATGGTATTAAAATTTCATTTAGCGCATCACCCACTGTAATAACGAAAGCCGCATATATACTTCTTTCTTGTTCAGCACTAGGTGGTTCCTTACCATTTAAAATATCAGCCAGTGTGTTTGTAGGTATACCTGCCGCAATAATTGCTAAACCTAAATTGCGTGTTAATGCGTTGTTCACTTGTAAAGTTTTAAGCAGGTTGCTAGGCAAGCCAAATGTAGTGATTGTAGATAAGTCTAACGCCTTACCCAAGGTAATCAAATCTTGACCAAAAGTCTTTGTTGCCAGATTGACCGCAGTTATATCAGCGGTCACTAAGTCATTCATGTTACTATAGACACCTTCTAAGAATGTTTTAGAGTTGTCTACTGCTAGAATAGCATTGTTACTGTATTCTATAAACCCATATGAGTTCATGAATGATTGTATGAAGTCTCTGTAACCTTTAGGATTAGCAGAGTCACCTTCAAGCAATGTGCTGTTATAGTTAAACTCCATCCATGCTTGTAATGCTAGCAATCTAATATATGCCCACGATGTTGCTGGGTTCGCATTTGCGCCTGCCGCTGTGTTGTTTTTATATAAGGAGCCGCCCCATCCTTTAGGTGTTGCTGATGACAAATCTTCTAATGCCCACTTGCCTACACCAAAAGGGCCAATCAAATCTTCCCATGTGTACGTTAATGGCTTTGCGTTTCCCAATCCAGGAACTTGTATATCTACTGTAAAGGTGCCTGTAGTTGTGGCATTCCCATAATACGCAGTAGAAGAAATAGTAAACGATCCTGTAGCAACATCAGCTACTAACCAGTTACCATTATAACCATCAGGGTCTGCTCCATTAATTCTAACATAATTACCTGATGTTAGTGGATAAGTTGGTCCATTATTGGGATCATATGTTACTGTGATGATGTATTCATCTAGTCCTGGAACTTGTGTAGTACTAATGGATAGTATAGGAACATCTTTTGTAGCTCCGCCTATACTAATTAAATTATTGTAAACAGTAGCATCAGGGGTTCCATCAGCATTACCTGAATACCCTGCGTTGATTGCGTATGTTATCATACGCAATACAGTATCTTCACATACTTTACCAAAAGTATAATTATCAAATGAGGTAGACGAACCTACCCATGATTTCATCTGTGGGTTTATTTGTAAGCCCTGATTAGTTAAAACAGAACTTAATGAATTGACGCCCAATGGGCTTTGTTTTCCTGTATCACTCATGGCACAAATACGTCAGGACTGCCTTTTACCATACTATGCCCACAACTATTACCTGATGTAACTCTTGCTACCGCAATTCCATCAGCAAATACTGATGGGCTTGCGCTTGTAACTGTTGCTTTGTCATGAGGAGGGTGGCGTTTTCCCCACGGTGAATGAGGTGTGATCTGGTTTCCCAGTTGTCCTACATTCAATCCGTTGGCAAAAACAGTTGGTGCGCCTTTCATAATGGCGCCGTTTTCCTGATTTGTATCCCCTACCCTACACAAGTTTGGCATTTTATCCTAAAATTAGTTTTTTCTCTGGCACTTTGATACCAGTAGTTGCTTCTAAGTACTTCATTTTGACAGAATCATCAGTCTCAGAGTACATAGCAATGCTATTGGTATTTATCGTTACAGATTGTGCTGGATCTGAGGTAAACAAGCTAGGAATCAATCCCATGCCCTGTGGACCAGGAGCAATTGATACTGGTTCTTCTACTGCTATGTAATTACCAACACATTCTGATTTTACTTTAGCGACTACTTCCTCGCCACTGTTGAATTTGAATGTGTAAACTTTGCCTACTTCTAATGTCATTATGCTGCCTTTGAAAAATGTTGTTTCAGTTCGTTGAATCCACCGATAAGTTGTTCATCTAAGAAGATTTGTGGGACTGTTCGTGCTGTTGGGACTGCTTCTAGCAAGTCTTCTTTTGTATAACCATCACCGATTTTCTTCTCAGTGAATTCGATACCTTTTTGATTTAATAATGCCTTTGCTTGGTCGCAATAAGGGCAGTGATATTTACTCCATACGATTGCTTTCATTTTTATTCTCCTTATAGATTTGGTAGCTCATCATAATTTACTACGTCACTCATAACACCGATGACATAGTTAGTTGATTCATTTTCTTGAAGTGCTGTTTGTTTCTTGCTTGTATCAGAATGCTTGTTGAACCATGGTATAGGTGTAGTCTTTGGAGCAGGTGATTGATACTTGATACCAATCTCTTTCAACGCACTTGCCGCAGTATAGTCAACAAAGTCTTTGAGTACAGTGGCATTCAATCCGATAACTGGACCTTTGTTGAATAGATAGTCAGCCCATTCTTTTTCTTCACGAATAACGTCCATATACAATGCATAGACTTCTTCTTTACATTCTTCTGCAACTTTAGCAAAGCGTGGATCTTCTTTGACCACTTGATTGATAATGTAGGCAGTCCAGCCTTTGTGTAATAGTTCATCTTGTAGAATCAAACTAATGATATTACCATTACCAATGAAGATTTTGTTCTCAACCATTGCCAGACTTGTAGCAAATGATACCATGAAGCGAAATGCTTCTAGGGCATAGCTTGCGTGTAGTGCCATCCAAATTGCTTTGATGTGTTCATGTTCAACAATTTCTTCACCGATTTCTTTACGGCAGTTGATACGATGCAATGTGTCATAGTACATACCAACACTACTTGCCATGCTAATGATAGGTTGTGTGTCATGGATGGTGTTGAATACTTCTTTAGGCACGTTATAGATGTTACGAATGATGTGACTGTAACTGCGGCTATGAATGTTTGTTTCAAAGAATGTCCAGTTGTATACTAGGGCCTCAATTTCTGGTAGTGAACATACTGGTGCGAACACTTGACTAGGTCCTCGACCTTGTAAACTGTCTAGTGCAGTTTGACGCAATAAATTAGAAGTAAAGATATGCTTAACTGCATCACTTGCGTCTTTGAAATCATTAGCATCTTTGGTTAGAGAAATCTCTTCCGGTACCCAGAAGAAACCACGTGCTGTTGTTTCAAAGTTCGCAATCTTTTGATACTTTACTTCTTCAAATCGTTGAATGGTGACAGGACCCATAGGGTCCAAGAACATCTTGCGATGTAGATAATCGGTAGGTGTATTAAGGTTATATTGTTGTTTACTCATAGTTTACATGCCTCGCAATCTTCTTGGTCATCAAAGTCGATTACTTCTAGTGGCTGACTTGTTTCTTCTTGTTGTTTGCTACCTGCTTTATTAATTAAGCTATAGTAGAATGTCTTAATACCCCACAATTGAGACTGCATCAAGTTCTTAGCAATCAGTGTTGTGGGAACTTTTCTATCAGGGAAGTGTGCTGGGTTGTAGAAGGTGTTTGTTGAAATACTTTGGTCAACGTACACTTGAATGACAGCCGCTGTTTTTAAGTATGCGTCACAATCTTTCTGTTCCCACATTAATTGATACTTGTTCTTCAACTTATGATATTCAGGAACGACTTGCGTGAAACTTCCTGCTTTACTTTCTTTTACTGTAATCAAACTCATTGGCATTTCAATACCATTTGTAGAGTTAATAACTACACTACTAGATTCTACAGGAGCGACAGCCATTTGTGTAGCATTACGGACACCATAACTACGCATCATAGCACGTAGACCTTCCCAGTTCAGTTCTGGTGAAAAGTTTGCTAATTCGTTGACGCCAGGTGCTCTGCGTTCCCAGGGGAATATTCCTTGCCCATAATATGTTTTATCACTGTGTTCGCAACGGCCACGTTCTTGTGCTAATTCAACACTTGCTTCTGTTAGATAGTATGCTTGATGTTCCATCCATGTCTTAACTTCTTGTAGTGCGTCTTTGTCGCCATACTTGAAGTTACGCTTTGCATGCCAATATGCCAAGTTAGTGATGCCAATACCTAATGGACGAATCTCGTCATTAGATAGTTTACTCTGAATGCTCAAGAAATCTTGATAATCGAGGATATTGTTAAGAGAACGGTGAAGTACACGGCAAGCCCTACGCATATCTTCTGGATTACGGAAAGCTCCCCAGTTGATACTACCAAGTGTACACAAAGCAATACGGCCACTATCGTCATCCAAACGACGGAAAGATTTAGTAGGTAATAGGATTTCACAGCATAAGTTACTCTGATAAATTGTATGGTATTCGGGATCGAATGGACCTTGATTCATTACGTTGTCAATAAAGACAAGATAGATACGCCCTGTATCTGTACGTTCTTTCAATATGCCGCCTTTGAAGACTTCCTCTGCTGACATAACTTTCTTTCGGAGGTCTTTGCGCTTTTCACACTTAACATATAGTTCTTCGAACAACGCTGTATTAGAGTAGAAGGCTTCGTATAAGTCTGGTACTTCGTTAGGGTCAAAGAAGGTAATATTCTCTTTATTCTTGAATCGTCTCCAAAAGAATGCAGAAAGCACAACACCGTAATCCATGAAACGGACTCTCGTTTCGTCTGTTCCTTGATTGTTTTTGAGCACAATAAGGTCATCAAATTGATGATGCCATATGGGATAGAAAACCGTAGCACTAGCATTACGAATGCCTCCTTGTGAACAACTGCGTAAGTCACCGAACCATTTCTTTAAGAATGGAATCATGCCGGTGTGCATGATTTCACCACCACGAATAGGACTGCCCAGTGGGCGTAGACGGCCAATCTCTAAGCCAATGCCAGCACGTTTACTGGCATACTTAGCCATCATTTCCCCCGAAGCAAAAATGCTATCAAGATCATCGTCGCTACGTATAAGCACACAGGAACTAAATTGCTTAGTAGGTGTCCCGAGGCCAGCAAGGACAGGAGTGGCAAGAGTAAACAGACCATCGCTAGCGGCATTATAATATTCCTTTATTAATCTCATACGAGCCGACTGTGGCTCCTCTTTATGCATAACAGTGGCAGCCGCTATCATATAGCGAACTTGTGGTGTTTCGTATGTTTGTTTTGTACTACGGTTGCGAACTAGATATTTCTC